ATGTTGCTTCAGCAGAAGATAGTCTTGTATTAATATCTGTAATATTTTTTTCTAATACACCTACATCTCTTTCAAGATTAGTAAGTCTTAATTCGTTTTGATTAATAGTGTCAGTAAGATTTACAATATAACGAACACCAGTAAAAGTTCCGACCAGGACTGACGCCACAACCGGAACCATTACGATATTCTTTTTTAATAAATCTACTAAATTCATTACTTAACAATGTAAGCTATAATTAAAACAGCAAATACAAGACATTCAACCTTGTGGTCTGACCAGTAATGCATAGCTTTACTTTTCATTTTATCAATCATTTTTTTTCTCCTCGATTTCATAGAAGAACTTATCCGTATCTTCTGTACGCCAAGCTCTACTATCTTCAACATTCCATTCAGAAGTCTGCACTTTCCAGTCAGGAATATTATCTTTCACAGTGAAAGAAGGTATATCCCATATACATCTGTTGTTAGGTTGTGCTGCAAAATTACCGTCATCGAGGGCAATTATGTGAGCGCACTTGTGTTCGTGCGGAATCTCTGAATGATCAGTGTCAAGTATATTAGACTCTGGATGTGCAAAGTCAACTGTAAATAAATATTTTCCTGGGTGCCATTTTTTATCTTTTCCGATATACTTACCGGCTTGTCCGTCTAATATATCCCAACGATGGACAGAAGGATAATAAGAAAAACAATTCCAGAGCTGTAGTTCATCAAGTCGTCTTGCGGGCACTCCGGATGGTTCAAATCCCTGTTGAATAAACGCGCTAATTGGTAGGCGATAAAATATTGCACCGTTTTCCATAATAGCATGAAATAGTATACTACGACCTGTAAGAGCGCTAAGACCAAACACAATGCAGTCTTCAACTTCTCCATGATGTTTTTTAAGATCATATAAATATTCTCTTTTTATTTGTGCATAAGTTGCCGGTATGTTTGCATTCAAGTAAGCCATAATTATTCCTCATCTATATTACCCCAGTTTGGTCCAGATTCATAGTCTACCTTGTTCTTAACCATTAAAGGTATTGCTGTCTCCATTGTTTCTTGAACCATGATCCGTGTTTCGTGGTCCTTGATTGATACACAAAGCTCATCGTGTACCTGTATGTGAGGAACTATACCTTTTTCATATAACAAGACCATTGCCTTTTTTGTCATATCAGCAGCTGATCCTTGTATCAATCTATTCAAAGCTTTATAAGTAAAAGCAGGAACAAAGTATTGTATAAACCAATTTTTTCTTTCTTCTTCAGTAAATTGTTCAATTTTCTTTTCAGATTTTTCATTGAATTGTAATTTAAATCTATCCCAAGCTTCTTCTTTTGATAATAATTTAGGAGTAATCCATGCACCTTCATATTTAATTGTACCATCTTTTTGTTTTATCTCTTCAGCTTTAGGGTCCCACTCTTCAAACTTACGTATCTTATTGTTCCATCTTTTATTAACGCTTTCATATTTATCAAATCTACAAAATCTATCTTCAAGAGTAAAAATTAATTTATTATTTTTAGCAAATTGCATTAGACCATCTGATAATTTTTTAACAAAGGGTACTTTTCTATGGTAAGTATCAAACAAAGTTTTTGCTTGAGTTGTATCTAAATTTAACTCTGCTGCTAATTTACCTTTACCCATACCATAAAACAATCCAAGGTTAATTGTCTTAGCTTGTTTTCTAGATATGTTAGCCATGTCAGCTACTATCTGGTGAAAGTCTGCTTCAGAATCATCAAATTGTTTTTTTAATTCTTCACCTTCTTTTTCGTTCATTATCTTCTTTATTGCATAATGCACCACAATCCTCGGTTCTTGCTGAGAATAGTCAAAACTACCCCATCTATGGCCTTCCTCAGGGATAAATAGCTCCCTCATCTTCTTACCTATATAACCTTTAGAAGGTATTTGTTGTAAGTTTGGATTACTCATTGAGAATCTACCAGTTACAGTTCCTCCACCATCTCCTCTAATTTGATTTATATCTGCGTGTATTCTACCTTTGTAAACATAACCTTTTAAACCTTCGATAAAAGTATTTACAGCTTTATCGGCTTCTCTTGCTTTTGATACCATTCTTAAAAACCTATCTTCATGAGTTTTTAAATAATCTTTTGGAAGTTTAGGCATTGCTGATTTAGCAGTCTTTTCAAAGTTTGTTATACCTCTATTATCTAGTAATTGTTTTATAGAAGTTGCTGCCCACAGTTGAAGATCTAATTGTGTATGTTTTTTTATTATTTTTAAAAGATTGTCTCTTCTAAGTGTTAGTCTTTTACCAAGACGTTCAAGTTTTTGGGTATCTATCCTAACTCCTTTAAATTTCATGTCAACTAGACAAGGAAATAATCTTGTTTCTAATTCAAAAATATTTCTACATGTATACTCTTTATTGTCTTCAGGTTTTATGTATAATACTTTGTCTAATTCTTTATTAAATAAATTCCATAATTTTAAAGTTAAGTCTACGTCTTGTTTTGCATAATCTTTTACTACACTAGAAGGTAGTTTGTGCATGTTAGACATTGGATCTCTTTGCATGCCACCAGACCATTCAAAAGTTTTTTCTTGTAAGTCGTACTTGTATTTATTTTCACCAAGAAAATCTTTGGCTAAAGCATCTAATCCATATTTAAATCTGTTCTCATCAATTATAGAAGCAGCTACCATTGTATCTAACAATTTTCCTTTTAACATTTTACCTGTCGTTGCTCTTAACCAACAAACATCATAGATTGCATTATGAAATACTTTTGCAATCTTATCGTTTTGTAAAAGTTTTGTATTCATTTGATCCCAAAACTCTTTTAATTCTTCTTCTGACTTATCGTCATCACTGTGTTTTAATGAAAAATAAACTGTGTCTTTACCGGTAGCTACAGCTACACCTGTAATAAAACCATCTTGCCTAACCGCACCTAGACCTTTTGTTTTAAGATTTGGATCGTAAGTTTCTATATCAATAGCTACTGTATCTACACCTTCTAAGTCTAGATCAATTGGATGTTTACACATTGTAATCCCTTTCTAATATCATTTCTAAATAGTGTATTGCTTTCTTAATGTCTTCTTCTTTTCCTTTCATAGAATGTCTACAAATATATTTTATAGCGTTGCCTTCTGCAAATAAAAATTTATTTTCATTTATAAACTCTGCGGGTTGTATCGTAAATTTTTTATAGTGACTCCCGCCATGCTGCTTGTCTAGTGATTTATAACCCATTCCTTTAAATATACTTTTGTCTGTCATGTTTCCTCCTTTAAAGTTCTAAAATTTCTCTCCAATTGCTTTGTATTTTTGCTAAAGAATAAGGAGCAGAAGATCCTATGGTCCAACAATCTATTCTCCCTCTACTATAAGCAACATAAGCTAGTCTTGTTGCTTCAAATCCTTTAGTTTCTGGATGGTATGTTGATAGATCTACTATGATATTATCAAAAGTTAATCCTTTTACTTTATGTATTGTATCGTGTTGTACTCTTGGTTTTTTAGTTGTGTCCATGCCATTAGTTAAAACTTTATTAATGTAAGGTATCTTTGCAATTAATTTTTCATTTTTAGAAAGATCTTCATGGTTTAAAAGTTGGGAGAATCTTTCAAATTGTTTTACTTCTGGTTTTAAATAACCTGCATCTATAAGTTCTTGAACATTATAATCTCTATCAATTAAAGGTTTAAGTTTATCGACATCACCTTGACCATTAACTTTTACTTTTGATCCCATTAACTTCCAATATTCTTTTATCTGTTGTTTAGAAACTTTATCATTCATAAAAGTTTTCCAATTTTTAAAACAACTAAAATGTTCTCTAGATACATGAGCACTGCCTGATACCATTTTATAATCTATTCCATTATCCTGAAGAAATTCATTTATACGTTCATGAGTAGGTTTACCTCTATAGGTAAATAAAAATGTTTCATCTGTATTTAAAATTTTATTAATTAAAACATCTTTTGCTTTACACCCTTGATTTAATCCAGGTATATAATATGATTTTCCAACAACATCAGTTGAAGTCCAAGTTCTTTCTGAGTATCGACCGTATGCTTCCCACACAGGTGCAATAATATTTCTACATATTTTGTTAATCGTTTGGCCACATCTTAAACCTTCAGTAAGTTCATTAGCCTTTGCTTGTTCTGTGTTAGCTAATTGATAAAAGTATTCAGGGTCTGATCCTGCATATTCGTGAATAGTCTGATCAGCATCTCCTATAAAAATAAATTCTTTTGCATATGTGGCTGCTTTTTGTAGCGCAGCTATCTGAGGTTTACTACAGTCTTGAGCTTCATCTACTATTAAAACATCTATATCAGTAGGTATAGCTGCATTAAATCTAAAATTATCTATCATGTCTACAAAAGATATTCTCTTATGTTCTGGATCATTTCTGTATTCATCATATTTTTCTTTTAACTTTAAAAGTCCACCTGGTCCTTGAAGACGGTAGTTTTGATAACGAGACCTATCACAAAGAGCCCAATACTTTTCAAGTTCTTTCTCAGAAGTTAAGTCATAACCTTTACCATGAGCGTGAGAAATAAACTCATAGAGAGGATGTTTATCCCAAGGAGTATTTTTTTTTACAATATTCATTCCTGAATTATCTTTACAAAAAGCTTTGTGATCTTCCCGCTCATATTTTTTTATATTTAAATATTCTCCTTTAAAATAAGAGTGAATTGTACATATTTGATCTTCCAAATTTGTGTCTGGTATATGCGCTATTTCTGGTATATCAGGTAAACCTGTTTCTTCATCCACATTTTTTACGGCTTTTATAATTTCATCAGCTGCTGTGTTTGTATGAGATAAAATTACAATTCTATCCCAAGGATATTGTTTTAAAAAACCAGCATATTTGTTTTTTAACCATTTGTGAGTTTTACCTGTACCAGGAGGACCTGGAATAAAATTTGGAATCTTTAAACTATTCATCACCTGCACTGTCTCCAATATAGACAGATTCTCCTTCCCATATTAATTTATTATCTTCTATTTCTTCTCCTTTTATTACCCAGGCAACACAAGATTTACTTTTGTATTTACCTCTATCTCTTGTACCTTTTAAAATAGTTTGAACTTTCTGAACAAGATCAGGTCTTTTTAAATTTATTCTATTTTTAATTAATTCTTTTTCAAAGTTATTTAAATCAAATTCTATTGTTCTCTTTTCTTGATTGTAATAAGGTAATTTGTAAACAGCTAACTGTTCCTTATCTGTATAAACACCTTTCGTATCTAAATAATCTAAGAAAAACATTTTAAACTGTGAGTCTTCTTCTGCTTCTTTTACATATTCTTTTGACTGTTCTCTGTTGTAAAATTTAGCCATCATTATTTCTTCAAATTCTTTTGGTGTCATTCTAGGTATCCATACCTTTGCTTGACTCATAGCAATGTCACAAAACAATTTTAAGTTCATAAGTGATTCACCATCAATCCAAATCTTTTTTTTAATTGTTTTTAAACCAACTCCATCTACATTTTTTTCTGGTACATTTAAATGTACGTAATATCTGTTTGCTCCATACTCTTCTATTTTTTCAATAGTATCTTTCGATACCTGTAAAGATGCATCTTTAAATAGACCTATCCAATTAAATAAACTTGTTATGTTTTTATGACTGTAACCTGTAATTTCATGAATTTTATTTATTCCAAATTTTCTAGCTGTGCTTCTACTTGAACTTCCTTTCTTTAATCTTTTTGCTAAGTCTTCATCATCTGCGTGTTCCGCGATCCGAGATACAAAATCATTTATTTCATCGTCCGTCCAATCTGAATGTTTAACTAAGATTCCTGCAATCGCAGTGCAATAATCATCTCTAGCTCCTGTGCTAGGATATATAATTGTAAGTGCTGCAGATAAAGCAACTTTACCTACATCTATAGATAAGTTTCCTTGGTATTCTCTTATCTCTTCAAACTTTTCCCATCTTACATTTGTTTTTGATTTACTATGCAAAGAACCTGGAACTATAGTATATCTTTTCTTTTCAGTTCTTAGTTCACATATCATTGAACCATGTGGAAAATTTTTAAAATCTTTTTCAAATTCATCTGGTAATTTAAATTGTTTAAAAGGTATTTGGTTTCTGTTAGTCCAAAGGTAATGACTTGTTGGGTTACCTTCTCGTCCAAAAATTGCACCGCAATCTTTAATATAATAATTAATAAATCTTTTTACAAATTCGTTATCTATATCTAAATCGACATCGTGATCTAATCTTAATGCTATCTCTGCTGTTTCGTGATCCCTGTTCCATATATCTTTCTCTATTTTAAAATCTGGGTCGGTGTACTTCTTTACTTTAGGAGTACCCTTGAGACAGGGTATAATTACCCTTCCCAACTCTAACCAATCTATATAATTTATAGGTTCTTTATTCATTTAATATTTTTATTAATTAAGAGTGGGCGGTATCCACTCTCGCTTCTCCGCCCATCCTGCAGGAAATTATAAACTAAATTCTTTTTTAGCTTCTTTAGTTTCAGGTTTAGCTTCTACTTCGCCTTTGCCAACACTGACTGCAAAGCTTTTAGCCATATCATAGATAGATTTATCTTTGACAGGACCAACTTTAGAAACATCCCAACCAAACCAAGTTCCTTTGTCATTCGACATTTGAACTGTAGATAGTTTATAAATGTGGCTATAAGTTGGCGGTGTAAATAAACCGTTAGCACCTTGTAGTTTTAAACCCATCATCATTGAGTTCCATTTTCTACTAACTTTAAGTTGAGTAGACTTCATAGAAATCAATGCAGATTCTGGGCTATCGCCTACTACAAGTACAAAATGATTAGCAGTATTTTCTAAATAGTTACCATTAGATAATCTATCTTTGTATGATTTATCTCTAGTCGTTTGACTAACGATATCACTATCTGCATCATGAATTGCAACAGGTGCACCGGTACTGGTACCTCTATCTTGCCATTCAACATATTGTCTTTTGTAATGACACGGTACAACTTCTATTGAATCGTACAATTGGTTTGTTACTGTGTTCATTATCTTGCCAGGTTCTGCGCCTTCGACATATTTACCATCTCTTTTGTTTACCTCTGGAGATAGTTGACCCAAAATTTTTAAGAATGGTAACGCAAGGTCTTCTTGCGATATATTCTGGGCTCCTTGTTGTGCATCAGCTTCAAATAAATTTGTAGCTAGTGCTCCTTCTTTTTTAGTTGTTACATCGTTCATGTTACTTGTTCCTTTTTATAGTTGTTTTATTCTCTGAGAATACCCCAAAGATTTCCGTTGGCATTTCTTGACCTGCCTCAATACGCTCACGGACTAGCGCTTTCAGAGTCATGGGCTCAACCTTCATCTTTTGTGTCGGTTGAAACCCTTGACCCTTCGCAAGTTCAGCATAAGTTGCTGCCTTGTTATCCTCGTTACGACCAAATGATACCAAGATCTCGTTCTTAATAATATCACCTAGTCCATTGTCCCGAAGCCAGTTAAACGCCGCTTCTTTATTTGCTTCTGTAATAGTAGCACGATACGACGTTGAAACTTTAAGATGTGATCCATCCTGAAGTTTTAATTCTGCTAAACCCATCTCGCTCATCATAGTAGGTATAACCTCACCTGATATGCGTTGGTATTCTTTTTTTAAATCTTTAATGTTGTTCTCACTTGTCTCTATTCTTTTATGTAAGCCCTCCAACATTGCAACTTGATCTGCAAGAGACTGAATGTTTTCAGTTTTACTCATTGCATCTTGTTGATCTTTTTCAAAATCAATTGTCATCTATTTCTCCTTTCTCGTATAGATTAATCTCAATAGGATAATATTTTCTTTCTTGTTTATCCCACTTCAATACATTGTATTTACCGTTTGTAATATCAGATACAATAGAACATGCAAC